GAGGTAGTACTTAATGAAACTCAAAGCAATCGCAGCTGCCCTACTGGCAGCACCCCTGGTGGTGGCATGTGGTTCCACCGAGAGTGCTAAGGCACCTTACAAACTGAATGGTGCAGGTGCTACCTTCCCTGCTCCCTATTACGATGCTGTTCTGGGTGACCTTGCTAAGTCAACTGGCAACAAAGTGAACTACCAAGCAGTTGGTAGTGGTGCTGGTGTCCGTCAGTTTACTGCTAAGACTGTTGACTTCGGTGCCTCTGATGGTGCTGTGTCAGATGCTAAGCAGAAACTGCCGATGGTCCACATTCCTATGACTGGTGGTGCCATCGTCCCCGCTTACAACTATCCTGGTTGTGAAGTAAAGATGACGCAGACACAACTTGCTGATGTCTTCCTTGGTAAGATCACTAACTGGTCTGCCTTCGGTTGTGCTGATAAACAGATCACAACTGTATGGCGCTCTGATGGTAGTGGCACTACCAAAGGGTTCACCAACTCTCTGTCTGCATTCTCTCCTGAGTGGAAGAAGACTGTAGGCACTGGTAAGTCAGTCTCTTGGCCAGTTGGCATCGGTGGTAAAGGTAACTCTGGTGTTGCCGCTGGCATCAAACAACTGGAAGGTGCCATTGGGTATCTGAACTATGGTTATGTAACTGGTGGTAGATTCCAACAGGTTGCGCTTCAAAACAAGGCAGGTAATTATGTCACAGCAAATGCTGAAACATCTTCGGCAGGTCTATCAAAGATCATCCTGGACGATCAGCTTCGTGGTGCTGACGCTAACCCTGCTGGTGCCAATGCATACCCTATTGTCTCCCTTACTTGGATCCTAGCCTATCCTGAGTACGAGAAGAATGATGATGTGAAAGACATGCTCCGCTGGATGCTGACCCCAGTCCAACAGGGTAAAGCAGACGCTCTTGGTTATGTGCCTCTTCCTGAGGACCTTCGTCAGAAAGCACTCGCTGCTGTTGAGACTTTGCGTTGACCTCCTACTTACAGCATGATATACTGGGGTGGTGTTTATACATCACCCTTTTTCTATGGAAAATCGACTTTTCAGTTCAAAAAAAGTCGGAAAAAAAATTCGGGCAATTTTTTCCCGAAAAGGTTTTTTTGAATTATTGGCGAAAATCCCAGAAAGGCACTATTGGCCTATTTTCTGTTTTCTCTCTCTATACTTCATTGTTCCGTTTAGTGAAATTACTGTCACTATTGCATGGATTCTGTATTTCAAGTTTGAGAGCAAAATCGCTCCACAAATTCAAAAGGTCACAAAACGACTTCCAGACTATCTAAGATATGGAGGTAGTGTTGTCTTTTTCCTCGTGATGATTGATGACACTCTATTTTACGCAGCATTGATTATTGCAGCGTTTTACTGCACTAAAGAGGCACGTAAACTTAAGAAAGAAGAACAACCAGAATGACTTATACTATATACTCCAAACCAGGTTGCCCATACTGCGACAAAATTAAACGTGTTATGGAACTTGCAGAAGTCAAACATGTCGTGTATACTCTAGGAACGGACTTCCAGCGTCCTGAGTTTTATGACAAGTTTGGTCAAGGTTCTACCTTCCCGCAAGTCTATGCTGGAGAAACTCATATCGGTGGTTGCACCGATTCTATCGCTTATCTAAGGGAGCAAAAAGTAATCTGATGGAACAGGAAGAAATTCTCATTGATATTGTTGAGCAAGCGCTTGATGATGCATTTAAGAATCGTAGAACGTTCAAGATGCGTGAATGGTTGGTTTCTAACAAGTGCACAAAGAGAACTGCTACCATGTTCATTGAAAGTGGATGTGCAGCAAACCTCAGCAGCACTGTAGAGGATCTCAACTTATTGATTGAGGGTGGACATCCTGATGTGCGTGAAGCATACCCTAACCTGGGTAAACCAGAGGCGAGAAAGATCAAGGATTACCTGTATGGAATCCTAAAAGATGCATGGGATTATGAAAAAGAAAAGAGCACTCGGCGGAGGAGAACCCGCTCTAAATAAGGGTATAGAGGTTATGCTTCCCAGAAGCAGGAGGGTTGAGAAACCAAGTTGGTTCGACGTTACCTTCCGCTTCCTCAAACGGACGGTGCGTGTAAGAATAGACATTCACCAGGAAAAAACAGATGGAAACTAGCGTAATCCTTTTCTTCTCCGCTGTAGGGATGATTTTCACTCTCATGCTCGGAGGTGTAGTTGGTTGGATCTACAAAGACACTGTAGATAGCAACACATACAAACGTCAGTTGGACAATCTTCATCCTGAATTTCTAGATGGAAATGGGTCATTTATTAATGAGGAACTCTTAGCAGTTCGCTTCATGGATGATGATCTTGACGATGACGACTTAGACTGATATAATTATCACAAACTTTTGATTTGACATGGCACCCAGAAAATTACCAAAAGATGCACTCCTGACGGAGATCTTGCAGAAGGTCTCCTCAGCAAAAACCAAATCCGAAAAAGTTAGTCTGCTGCAGGAATATAACAACAATGGTCTTCGTGCATTGTTGATCATCAATTTTGATGAATCTCTGCAGTTCTTGCTCCCTGAGGGTGAAGTTCCTTTTCAAGAGAACGATGCACCTGCAGGTACTGAGCACACTCGCTTGGATCATGAGTACCGTAACTTGTATCGTTTCTTCAAGGGTGGAGATAACTCCATCAATAAGATGAAGCGCGAGCAACTGTTCGTACAACTCTTGGAAGGTCTGTATAAAGATGAGGCACACCTTTTGGTTGCCGCATGTAACCGCAATCTTCAGGATAAATATAGAATTACGAAGCAGGTAGTGTCTGAGGCATTCCCTGCAATTGAATGGGGAAATCGCGGATGATTACGGATGATCTGGATGAGCAACAATGACATTGAGGTTACAGCAGAAAAATACGGTATTAGAATTTTAGAAGCGAACTGTGAAATCTCAAAAGCACAGAACAAAGCGCTTCCTACAAATTCTTACCTAATAACCTACCTGGATATGATTCCAGGTGGAGGTTCATACTCAAAGCATTATGATATTGCTACGGGTAAAAGAGTAGACATTTTCGATTGCTATTATGACAAACTCGGAAAAGACTCCAGAAGATTACTTGGAATCGAGTGGACAGATGGAGCAGTTAATCCAAAACTCTTCTGTGCAAAGTCATATCTCAAGCAAGGCTAGCGCTTTGTTTAGGGGAGAAAGGAACGACTTTAAGTTCAATAAAAAAATTGACGACATCGACGAACTCGCTGACGAATTATTCGACGCCCTATATGATCACACAAATAAATAAAGCTACCACATTTCCAGAACTAAGAGGTGCGATCATTTCAACGTTGGTCGAATACGAGGGGAGCGACGATCTTTACGACGTTATGCGTTCTTTTGTCACTTTCCTTACTGCTAAAGACGAGCGGTATACCCAACGAATTGACGAAATTCTGAACATGTGGAAGGGATTTAAACACCACCACCTTCAGTACAATGCGCTTCAAAGAGCAAAAAAAATTAATTAAGACTGCTCTAAAACATCCTGAGCAATTCTCAACTGACGAACTGATGTATTTTCGCATACAGTTGCGTTATATCGAGAAATCGCTTAGAATAAAAAAATGGAATAGATTCAAAGAAAGAACTGGATTTGGTAATGCACGTTAAACTAGTAAGTGTAACCCCTGATGCTGAACGCATGATGGGTTATGTGGCAAGGGTTAGCAACCCTGCAAACCAGGAGAACCCCAAGGTTGCGGGTCTTCTAGCATACTGCATCAAACATGGGCATTGGAGCGTGTTTGAGCAGGCATTCATGACATTGGAACTGAACACTACCAGGGGTCTGGCAGCTCAAGTGCTGCGCCACCGTTCGTTCACATATCAAGAGTTTTCCCAACGCTATGCTGATGCATCTTTGTTGGGTTTTGAGATTCCTGTACCTGATCTGCGTCTGCAAGACACTAAGAACAGGCAGAACTCTATTGATGGAGTAGATCCTGAGCAGAAGAAGTTCCTACAGACAAAGATCCAAAGATACTTTGCTGAAGGTATGGATCTCTATAATGAGATGCTGCGTGAAGGAATCGCAAAGGAGTGTGCTCGCTTTGTACTGCCTTTGGCAACCCCAACTAAAATCTATATGACAGGTTCTGTAAGGTCCTGGATTCACTATATAGAATTACGTACTGGACACGGTACACAAAAGGAGCACATGGATCTTGCGAATGAATGCAAACGTGTATTCATATGTAAATTCCCTATCGTTGCAGAAGCACTCGGATGGACTTGTCCTGACGATGATTGTGGATGCGATGATATCCAACCCTCACTTAGGATAGATTGAGATGCCCAGTTATAGTGTGAAAAACAATAGTACAGGGGAAAAGAAAGAATTCCAATGTACTATTGCAGAGTATGAGAAATGGCGAGAAGAAAATCCTGATTGGGATAAGGACTGGCAAGCAGGCGTGGCATCTGCTGTCAGTGGCGTTGGTGACTATCAAGATAAACTCCCACAGGGCTTTAAAGATCGTCTAAACAACGTTAAAAAACACCACCCTTATGCAAAGTTCGACAGAATTTAACTTATGCCTGTAAAATCCAAGAAGCAACCTACAATGGTCGGTCTGACCGCAAGACAAATGAGAAGGAAACCAATTGGGACAGAACATCTTTTAAATATCAAACCGATAACCCCCACGCAGGAAGAAGTATTTGATGCGTGGCAAAAAGAAAAGAATTTATTCTTATATGGTTGCGCTGGAACAGGAAAATCATTCTTGAGTATCTACCTTGCTCTAAAGGAGGTACTTGACGAAAAGACACAATATGATAAACTGTATATTGTACGTTCTCTAGTTCCGACTAGAGAGATTGGTTTCCTACCTGGAGACCATGAGGACAAGAGCAACCTGTACCAGATTCCGTATAAGAATATGGTGAGGTACATGTTCGAGATGCCTGATGATGCATCGTTTGAAATGTTGTACGCTAATCTCAAGGCACAAGAGACTATCTCTTTCTGGTCTACGAGTTTTATTCGTGGTACAACTATTGATAATGCAATCGTCTTTATTGACGAATCTCAGAACCTTAATTTCCATGAACTTGACTCCATCATCACACGTCTCGGGGTCAATACTAAGGTGATCTTTGCAGGAGACGCTGCACAAACTGACTTGACTAAGACTTACGAAAAGAATGGAATCCTTGATTTCATGAAGATCATTGATGACATGGATGAATTCTCCTCCATTGAATTTGGTGTTCAAGACATCGTAAGATCTGGTCTAGTCAAATCTTATTTGATTAGCAAGATGAACCTTGGAATTTAAGCACCTAAACATCCACAACTTCAAAGATCTAGTTGCAACAACAACTGAAAAGGGTAGGACGTATTCTGTAGAAGGTATGTCCTACCCTTCTGTTACAACTGTGATTGGTCACTCTAAGAAGAAATCTATCATGGAGTGGCGTAGAAGAGTTGGTGAAGACGAAGCGAACAAGATCTCCAAGAGAGCATCTACTCGCGGTAATAAAACACACAAACTTGCAGAACTGTATCTCTCTAATAAGGATATCAGTAAGTACAAGGATGATGTGATGTCTATGGGTTTATTTCACCTAATTAAACCCCATATAGATAGTATCAATAATATACACGCACTAGAAGCGCCTTTGTATTCAAAGACGCTGAAACTCGCAGGACGTGTAGATTGCATTGCTGAGTATAACGGCGAACTTGCAATTATAGATTTTAAAACATCCACTAAGAACAAGCGTGAAGAGTGGATTCAAGATTATTTTGCACAAGAGTGTGCCTATGCTATAATGTTTCAAGAGTTGACTGGTCTCAAGGTCAAGAAACTCGTAACCATTATTGCCTGTGAGACTGGTGAAGCACAACTATTTGAAATCTATGACAAGTTTAAGTATGCTCGCAAACTTAAAGAGTACATCGACGCATACCGAGAAGCACATGGCGAATGGTAAGATAGATGATGTCTTTGAGGAGAAGTTCATGACTGCTTCTAAATTCTCTATCGAGATTGAAAAGATTGTCAGAGATTCTGACCTTAATTACATTGAAGCAATTGTTCAGTTCTGTGAAGACAAGAACATTGAACTGGATGGTATCAATAAGTTAATTTCTAAACCACTCAAGGAGAAATTAAAGTATGATGCTCAAAGGTTGAATTTCATGAAACGAACCTCACGGGGGTATCTGGCGCTGTGACTGGATTTGAAGTCTACAAAATGTATCTTGCTTTGAAACTTCACTTCACATCCAAATCATACGATTACTTCCAATACCGTGGTGCTGTCAAAGCATCACAGACATCATTCGACAATCGCAAAGACAAATATTTCTTTGTGAAGTTATCCCGAAAGTTCAAAGAACATGAACTTAGGGATTTCTTTGTCTCAAATCTGATCGTCGATGGTGGTCAATGGGTTGGGCAAATCACACGGGAAGGTGGTCAGCACTATGCTGCCTACGTGAAGAGAACAGAATCTCTATCCTATATGTTCCGTGAAGACATTGCCACTCTACATGAGATGGAAGAGGACTTCGATGACCTGTTCCGTGTCAAGAGTGTCCATCCACCCTTGCTAAAAGCGTACCTTGGTGGTAGAATTACGCTTGAAACACTCACCATCTTCCACAAACTCCTGGGTTTCGCAGGACACTTTGATAAGATTATCAAGGAAGAGGTAGTGTGGAAACCACTACAAAACAAAGTAGTGAAGTACGCACCATTCATAAACATTGATGGTGTTAAATACAGGAGTATAATAAAGCGGGAATTCGCATGAGTAGTTTTTTCAAATCTGAACAGGTACAAAAGTCCCTCACTCGTATGCAGGAACTTTATGTCGAGATCAACAGGATGGGAGTAATCCTCTCACCTGCAGATAAGAAAGTTCAACTCGAAAAAATGCTTGAACTCATTGAAGTACAACAAAGTATGTTCATGCGTATTTCGTTGTCCGATGACCCGACTGCCAAGGAACTCCTGGGGCAGGTTAGACAATCTGCTTCGTTACTGGGCATGAACCCAGCGGACGTAAACCCCTCGTTCTATGGTAAACTTAAGGATCAAGTTCAATCTATGATCCAAGAGCTTGAGTGAACACACAAACTAGTACACCAAAATACGGAGAAACACATGTCATTTGCATCCCTCAAAAAGTCCAACTTCGGTGACCTGCTTGCAAAAGCAGAGAACCTGAACAAAACTGAAACCAAAGGCGGCGCAGACGAGCGTCTTTGGAAACCTGAGGTAGATAAGGCAGGTAACGGTTATGCGGTCATCCGCTTCCTCCCTGCACCCGACGGCGAAGACCTGCCGTGGGCACAAGTCTGGAGTCATGCCTTCCAAGGTCCTGGTGGTTGGTATATCGAGAACTCCCTTACGACTTTGGGTAAGAAAGATCCTGTTTCCGACCTCAACAGGGAATTGTGGAACTCTGGCATCGATGCCGACAAAGAGACTGCACGTAAGCAGAAGCGTAAGCTGAACTACTACAGCAACATCTATGTCGTCAAAGATTCTGCCAACCCACAGAACGAAGGTAAAGTCTTCCTGTACCGCTACGGTAAGAAGATCTTTGACAAGATCATGGAAGCAATGCAACCTGCATTTGAAGATGAGCAACCTGTGAACCCTTTTGATCTTTGGAAGGGTGCTGACTTCAAACTGAAGATCACTAAGGTTGCAGGTTACTGGAACTACGACAAGTCTGAATTCGATCGTACCAGCACCCTGGGCGATTTTGATGATGACGATCTGGAGAAGATCTGGAAGAAAGAGTATAGTCTGACTGCATATACTGCTGATGACCAGTTCAAGACCTACGAAGAACTGAAGTCTCGTCTGGACAGTGTTCTTACTAGCACTCGTCGTTCTGTTGTTGATGAATCCCTTGAGGATGAGTCTGAAGGACGTGGTTCTTTCACTCCTAGTTTCCAGTCAAAGGCACCTGAAGCAGACTTCAATGCACCAGACATCACGCCTAAGTCCTCTTCTACTGATGAAGATGACGCGCTGTCCTACTTCGCCAAACTGGCACAGGAGGACTGATGACTGAACCGATTACTGTTGAAGATTATAAACTCGTCTCTGACGAGTTCTTTCAGAAGTACAACTACGCTACAGAGCGTATGGGTCCTGGTCCTCATAAAGCAGAGGACGTTCTGAAAGTTATGGAAGCACTTAGTGCTGCAGTGCTGAAGGAGCGAGTAAAAGACAAACTCGGTCCCTTCGGATTCAACAAGAAAGGAGACAAAGAATGAACCTGTTTGCCCAAGCCCAACTCGATCTCATGGAAGCATGGAATATGAGTTGGGAAGAGGGCATCCAGTTCATCATTGTCCTGGTTGCTCTATATTATGTAAAAAAGAGGATGGATCTGTACTTTGCTAAGAAGCAAGCAAAGACTACAATCTACAAGGTAAAAATTGTAGAAGAGTGATTACATCGTAATTTCGTCTCTAGAAACGGCAATGTTACCTCTAGTACCTCTAGTAGTAACTTTGTAATACGCTTTAACAAATTCTTCGATAAGTTCAGGTCTAATGATCTGAACTTTTTCTTTTTCTGCGTTTAATTCTGCTTCATATGTGTAGTTAGACACAGAAGTCACAGGAGATGCTGTAACAGTTGATGTTCCATCAAAATAACTGACAGAGTATGTTGATGGAACTACTT